ATCACCACACCTTCAAATGGCGGAATGCAGTCGATGGCATCCATGCCTCTGCGTAAACTCCCCGCATATATGGCCAGTATCAACCCATCCAGGGTAAAGCCTGAACTGCGCGAAACCATCGAGATGTATCAGGAAGAGTGCGACGATGCCCTGTGGGACTACTGGAACAAAGGGCTGGCAACCAATCCGCGCCTCTCTGCACAACCTGCCGAACTCACTTTCGACGAGATCATGAACCGCGCTCTCACCATGAGCAAAGCCAAGATTCATGCCCTGCAAGAGGAAAGGGAGGCATTGGCCACGCAAGTGGAGCAAATCAAGCCGAAGGCCAAGGCATTGGATCGGATTGCGGACACCACGGGCAATATTTGCATCACCGATGCGGCCAAGGTGTTGCAGAGCAAGCCTAAAGTGCTTTTCACATGGCTGAGCGACCACAAATGGATTTACCGCCGGATTGGCACAGGCTGGCTGGGCTTTCAGTGCCGTATCGATCAGGGCGTATTGCAGCACAAGGTGGTCACCATCTATACCGGCGGCGAGCAGAAGATTCGTGAACAGGTGCTACTCACTCCGAAAGGATTGGCCAAACTGGCCGAAGCCTTTGAACTGGAGGTGGCAGCATGAGTACCCGTGAAATGCTTGAGCGTTTAACAACGTCATTTGCAGCAAACAAGCCAAAGCCTCGCGCCCCAATCACCATCACCATTCGAGAGAGGGACTATTGGGGTCTGCTCCGCGCCCTGCACCAATTCGATAAATTGGCAGAAGGAAACAAGTCCGACGCGTTCACCTGTGCACACGGACAGCTTCGCAAGCGTGTCATGAACATAAGCCGATATGAAAAAGCGAGTATTCGAGGCCGGTTGATTGCGCTGCGCGTGATGATGGGCGTGTCTGAAAAGAAAGGTGAAGACAGTTCCGTACAGTGGGATAGATTCAACGCCCAAGGAGGTGTCTGATGGATGTTCTTTCTTCGGGAGTCATGGCTCGTGCCTTGGCGAAGGCCTCCTCAAACTCAGCACATAGCACTGGTTCATCCCAGCTTGCTGGCGATGCATATAAAGATGTACGAAGAATTTCGTCATTTCCACCATCATCCGACCAGCATTTAAGCATCGAATACAATCGTCCACACACATCCTTGTTGATTGCTTTCATGTCGGATTCGCTCAGCCGACCTGATTCGTGGATGTTTTCTATCTCCGAATTACGTATGCAGTTTACAGCCATAAAGCTGGCAAGCCATTTCAATAATTCATCATCCATATTTCCCTCCATTCGCCGAGTTGGCGATATCCGAAGCATAAACGATTTTCACCAACAAGGGGGTATAGCATGAGTGACTACTGCATTCCACTGCCGTTTGATTATGAGGATTTGAAAGGAAAATTCACATCATTGCCGATTTACCACTATCAGCTGATGTGTTTTGCGTTGGAGGTGATGGAGAGCCGCCTTGCTGATGCTGAGTTTCCGGAGTGCGTTGATGTCAGCCGCGATCCGGAACTGGGCGAGGCATACCATGCCCTTTCTGTTGCGGTGGCTTGTCACACCCATTGGCAGGATAAGCTATCCATCTGCAATCAGGTGCAAGCCACCGTCCGCGCCCGCTATCTCGAAAAGCAAATGTGCGCTCCGGCAATAGAAATCAATGCCTGACATCATCATCCCCGAACCCATCCTGCTCGATGAACTATCCAAGCGCGGCTGGGAATTCGAGCAGATGGCCAATGGCAACTGCCTCGATGCGCACGGCGAGCCGGTCACGCTGGATGAGTTTCAGCTTTATCTCACCACCCAGCGGCCATCGCTGTTTGTGAATGCTTACCTCACAGAGCCGGATTCTGGAAAGCCTTATAACTTTTGGGATTACCAAGTGGAAGCCGCAGACTACACCTCCGGCGATGCTATCTTTGAGTGCGGGGCTGAAGTTGGAAAAACTCAGAATATTTTAAGCCTGTTGCTGTGGTCGGCTTTCACCGGCCACGGCGGGCGGTTGCGTAAGCCTGTGCATATGGTAGCCGCGCCGCTCACGTCGCACCTGGGCGAAATATCCCGAGCCATTGAGGAGCAGGTCGATCTGAATCCCGATTTGCAGGCCATTACGCGGTTGAACAAAGGCAAACGCTGGATGCGCTACGAGAACAACCATCTGATGATGGAGTTCAACACCAACACATGGATATTCTTCCGTCCGGCAGGATCAGACGGTAATGCCTTTCGTGGCGTGCATTTGAATGGCTTTGCCTTTTTCGATGAGGCGACCAAAGTGAAAAACCCGGTGGTGTTCTCTGAATTTCACCGCGCTATGAAGCCGGAGGCGACCAGCCGCATCTATTCGGTGCCCGATGGGGATCGCTCCTGTGAATTTTTCCGTATGTGCCAAGCAGCCATGGCTTTTGATGAATTCAAACGCCGCTATCCGAACGGCTACACAGGCAAGGGTAGACCTCCAACCGTGCGATGGTCGTGGAAAAAAACACTGATGCCCGAGCCTTTTTGGAATGAAGATCGCCGCAAGTATTTCATCAAACTTTATGGAGGCATTGATTCTGCCGGATATCAGAGAAATGTGATGGGAGCGTGGGGAGACGCAGCCTCATCCGTATTCCCGTGGGCTACGTTTGGGCCGTGTGTGGTGGATGTGCCGGAGTATCGGCGGTTGAAGGTGATGGTGGATGCCAAGGATGGGCAGGTCACGCTGGAGCTGTGCCGCTTTGAGGCGATTATGGAGGGCAACCGCATTTCAGGCCGTGAAGTGGTGATCTGGGAACGCTTCGAGCCGTTGTCCAATTGGGAACGGCAGGATGATTGCCGCGATTCGATTGAGCGGATTGTGTTTGGCGCGTTTGCCGATATGCCGCGTGGCGACAATTATGCCGGTGCCGATCTTGGGCAGACCCGCGACCCGACCGAAATCATGGTCAAAATCAAACGCGGCGACACCCTGCGCATGCACACCCGTATCCAGATCAAGGGTTGTGAGTATCGCCACCAGTGCGAATTCATCCGCGCCATTGATCTGCTACTCGATCCCGATGCCGAACGCGCCGCCTGGGGAGCTGATCCGGGCAATGCGGGAACCGTAGTCATCGGTATGCTGGCCAACGAGGATCGCTATCAGGATCGCAACTATGCCATGCGGCTTTCGGGTTACGCTTTCGGCGGCGGCTATGATGCCGTGGACATGAACGGCGATGTCATCACCGACGAAAAAACCGGCAAACCCATCCGCCAAAACGGCAAGGAACTATCCACCGATCTGCTAGTCATGGCCATGCAACGCCGCCGCATGCAATACCCGGTAGACCCCGAGCTGTCGCTGTATTATCCATCGCATACATACAAACAAGGCCCCCGCTTCCGCACCTTCGCCACCGTGGATGATCACATCATCGATGCCGACCGCCAGCTAACCCTGAACCTGGTCTTAAACGACTACGGCCAGCACGATGCCTTTGCCTGCGGCGCGAGCCAAAGGTAAAGCCTGTGCTGGGCAGGAGCCCGAATGCCGCGAGCGCAGGATGCGCAAGAGCGACCGGAGCCAGCCAAAGATAAAAGACCCAGCCACGAATGACAGAAGGTGAATTGCGCTTGCGCAAGAGAGGCTCCCCTGGGGGACGAATGAACACGAATTAAAAATCAAAGGCCTTTGACCTATCCGCGTCCATTAGCGTCCATTAGCGGTTCGCCTTTGACTTTCCTCTGCGTCCTTTGCGTCCTCTGCGGTGAAATCCTTTCGCCTTTGATTCTGTCTTAAACGAAAAAACCTTATTTACCCTTTTCGCCCAACCCCGCTATCAAGCGCAATCATGGCGGAAACTCAGAGCAATATCATCAACATGGGCGCGGCTGAAAAGCCGCTGTCATCAGCGCATGCTGAGTCGGTTGGGCAGCTTGTCCCGCGTGAAGGGCAGGGGCAGGGCGTCTGGAGTGATCTGTTTCGCAATCAGGTGCGCCAGGCAATTATCCCCGGCCTGTATGAAGCCTTGCGCGAAGCCATCCCGATGCTGGATGCTGCGATTGATGTCTATGTCATGCTCGATGGCGTGCCAACTATCACCGGCAGCAATCAAGCCGTTGTTGAAGAGCTTAATCGCTTCGCCAAAGAAGTTCAGGTGGGCGATAATCAGCACGGCCTGCCTGCCTACACCCATGCCAAGCGCGATGAAGTGCATGAGCAGGGCTTTTCTATTTCCGAGCACCTGATTAATGAATCCGGCATCTTCCGGCTCAATGTAGCGGATTCCAAAGCCATCCATTTTGCGCGCAAAGATAATGGGCATCTGGGCTGGTACTACGATCCGAAACAGCAGGCTTATGCCCAGTTCGAGCCGCACAACAGCGAAAAAGTGGCGCAGATTCTCCAGCACCGCACCCCAACCAATATCCGCGCCTCCTTCATGGATGATAAAAACTTCATCGAACTGGATCGCCGCCGCAGCCACTATCTCGCCTTCCGGACTGAAAATTCCGATGCCTACGGCGTGTCGCTATTGCGCAGCCTGCCATTTTTTGCAGAGATTCTGCTTACCATCTCCAACGGCATTAAAAATTCATGGGAACGCTTCGGCGATCCCAACTTCCATCTGCACTACAAAGCCGCCGGTCGCCTGGGTGAGCAACCCGATGCCAATGGCGACACCCCGCTGGAAGCGCGCCGCAAAACCTTAGCCCAGGGGCTGGCCACAGCCATCAAAGCCAAGCGCGATGGCGGCAGTTCCGATTTTGTCACCGCCGCCGATAAAGATTCAGAAATCACCATCAGCGTGATTGGAGCCGATGGTCAGGTACTGGATGCCAGCGTGCCGCTCACCAAAGTCATTGAGCAAATCGCCTCCAAGCTGAAACTGCCCGCCTGGATGCTCGGCATTGATGCCGGATCAGTGCAAGGCCAGGCCAAATTCCAGTCCGAAGTGGTGCAACAGGCATCCGCCACACGCACCGATATGGAATCACTGGAGCTTGATCGCCTGTGCAGCATCCACCTGCGCGCCAAAGGGCTCACCTGGAGCGATGCGCTGGTGGAAGTGGATGATCCGTATTCACCATCCGGCAGCCGTTTGGTGCGCGAAGATTGGCGCATTGAATATCGCAAACCGAACCTCTCGGATATCGTCGCCAAAGCCCAGGCCAATTTCATGAACACCCAGTCCGAAGTCCTGCGCGACCGCACCGGCTCGCAGGATCTGAACAACGGCAACCCAACCGCCATCACCACCGAAAACGCCGACGGCACCAAAACCACCACCACCCACAACGTGGCCCCCGTAGGGGCGGCCCCCCGTGGACGCCCGTTTTCATCGACCGACACAAGGGCGGGCACAGGGGCCGAACAAAGGGCGGGCACCGATGCCGAACAAAGGGCGGGCACAGGGGCCCGCCCCTACACATCACCCATCACCCCTCACAATCTTGAAACGAGACCCATCCCCAACCCCGCTCTCGATACCGTCGAAACCGATGCCGTCAATGGGTTGTCTGAATTGTGGACGCAAACCGCCGAGCATGTGATTTCCATCATGGGCTTGCCGTCCAACGCACCGAAGGCCGGCATGACACAGAGCGGTTTTGCGTTCACAGCAGCAGACAAGGAAAAGATCACCGCCGCCCTGGCTGACTTCACCGCCGAGTCGTTCGCCGCCGATGCCGGAGACCTTGGCCCCATGCAACTAGCCTACCTCCG